TTCATGAACTTTTCTCCTACTTTCTTAGGAACCCCTACTTCTTCAGCGAACTCGGGGTTGTTTGCTACTGCTGCCATAAATCGTTGTTGTTTCTTAGATTTAGCGGGCATCCTGTCACCTCTTAATTGAGAACCCATCTGCGAACGAGTAATTGCCATATCAACAATTCCACTTGCGTAAGCTCTTGTTAATACGGCTGTTTGGATCATTCGCAGTCTTGGCGCTAGTGTTGCGCTTCTTCATACCCTTCATTCGAGCACAGAATGACTTGCGACGTTTTGCCGCTTTAGAACCTTTTTTGAGTTTGCTGGGCTTAGTTGTCACAGCCGTTTTGAGTTTACTGCCGGGGTTTGCCCGACGATAACTCGCAACACCTTTGGCGTTCAGTCCACCAGACTCACTTTTGCCTTCTTTTCGCTGCCAAGCAGGGCTTTTCTTAACGGAGCCACCTTTTTTGTAGTAAGCTCTCATGCCTGCCTCCTAGCTATAGAAGAAGGTCATGGCAGTAATGTTCGTCGCCGTAGACACATAAACGTCTGTAGAACAACGAATACCGTCGTCAGGAATGTTGATGGAGTGGGAGTCAGACGCTAGAAAGTCAATATCTAGCACTGTATCGCCGCCATTACCGTTGGTAACAGTCAAACGCCCTGCACCCGCACCCGTCAAAACCTGTATCTGACGAACACGCGCTGGCCCTACAGCCAACGATCCTGCCCCAGTAACCCGTTTTGTTAATACATCAGAGGACATGGGCTACCTCCTTATCCAGCAGATACAGTCAGCACACCTGAGTTACTGTACAGTTGACCTGCAACAGACGGATCAGAAGTTGGAAGGTCTTTGAAAATGATGACGCTGTTAGTACCGTCATGAGTGATAGAGATGTTCTCTGTCACAGTGCCAGTGCTTGCAGCTTTAGTGATGTCCTTAAAGCCATTCTCAGAACGGACTGGACCTTGGAAAGTAGTATTAGCCATGTGAATCTCCTGTCTCGGCTAGTGTCAGTTTCACCACGAAACTGTCAGGGATTAGCTTCTTATAGCATATAAAACAAAAGGGGGCAAATAAATTGCCCCCCTCGTCCATTAAGCTCCGGGCGAACCGAAGATACCTAATGGGTCGCTTACACCAAATGAGTAACGCTCACGGGCTTTATAGCGACTATTGCCAGTATCAAAATCAGCATCCATAGAGGTGCTCATCGGAGTACGGACAAAGTGCTTCAAGCCGTTAGGAACGTCAGTCATTAGGAACCAAGCGTCTGTGTCAGTCAGATAATGGTTAACAGTGTAACCTTCTGGGATAGAACCATTGTTGCGAATCGCGTTCAGGTCATTATCCGCAGTTCCAACACGCCCTTCGGTTTCGAGCAAACGAGTTGCTACGAACTGAAGATTGGGTGGAATTACCAACTTACGAGGCTTAGCAGCAATCAGCAGACCACGCTCATCCGTCCAGCCTGCAATCTGAATAACGGCGGCTTCAAGAGAAGTCTCGTTAAGATCAGCAGCAACACTGGGTTCGTTTGAGTTGGAGCCACCGCTAACCAATGGATGATCGGTTGTGCAAAGTGCCTTACCGTCTCCATAAGTTACGCTGGTGTCAAAAGCGCTGTTAAGAATAGCAGCGGCCTTGACCTGCTTGGTATACGCCATAGCGCGTGCCAGAGCCTTTGTATAACGTGCAGAGAGCGAATCGTAGAGATTATCTTCGATTGCTTCCTCGGTGATAGCAAAGCCCATAGCCACGGTTTCGTGCGTATAGCGTGCAGTCCATGCTTCTTGAGCATTGTCATACTCAATCGCGGCACCTTCGTCTTTAACAGGTGCTGCTGAGAAGCCAGATAGCTTGGTTTCCTCTTCAAACGAGCGATCTGAAGATTCGGTTTCATAAATTTCGGCGTGCTCTTCGCCGTATTTTGCGTACTCCATTCCGAACAGAGCGTTCAGGCCGGGAAGGAGTTCTTTAAGTAACTGGGCGCGTGAAATAGCCATTGTCTACTCCTCCTTATACGCCAGTCGTGTTGTCGTACTGGTGACCTGCGTTCCACTTAACGTAAGCCTCAGTAAAACCACCCGAGCTGTTCTTAGTTTCCTCAACCAAACCGACAATACGGAATGGGAGAGTGTTGGTAGTTGCAGACGTATCAGAGATCGCACAACGAGAGTTACCCGAAGTTGAATCACCAGTGTTGTCTACACCCGCGACGTTTGCACCGACATCAGTCTGGGCAAGATCACCAATCGTTGTACCAGAAGATACAACAGCAACCTTAAACAGAAGATCAGTACCATCTGCAATGAATGCTTCAATGTCAGATGCGACCGTGCTTGCAGGATACGACTGACGCCATACCTTGTAACCAAGGTTTGGATCAGTGTAAGTGCAACCAAGGAAAACACCAATAGGTGTCATAGCAGCGTCAAACGTATCACGCTCAACGGTGCCTCCGGTGACAAGTTTCACAGCGTCTCCGTAAAAAATGGAGGTAGCATAGCCACTAGCAATAGGCATGTGACGAGTTACACCCACGAAAGGAGAGCCGCTCAACAGTTTCACCGGAACTAGGCCATAAGGCCCGCTTACAGTAGGATAAGCCATTTTTAGCTCCTATTAAGTTCCGTTACCAAAAGTAACCTTCGTCTTCCTATCGTTAAAGAGAGGCATACGAGGGTCGTTCTCTCGCATGAGGTTGTTGTCAACGGACTGCATCTGCGAATGTGTCTGCTCTTTGTAGTAAGCATTACGTTCATCGACGAGTTCTGCTGGAGCTTTACAGAGCAATAGGCCACCAATTACTACGTTGTCTTTGAATCTATCGTTTTCGATAGTTACCAACGTAATCTCTGGATGGTCTGTTGCCTTTACAGGCTCCCAACCTTCACGCAGTTTGGAGGAAACATTCGTGGCATCAACGGTACCCAACGAACTCACTCTAACCCAACGAAATTCATAACCCGGCTCGGGATTCGGTGCGGGTAACACCTCTGGACGCTGCCAAGCCTTTTTACGGGTCGTTTTTTCACGAGATTCGTGTTCTCGATTTATACGATTTTCAGCCATTTTCTTTCCTCATATCTAATGCAACCTGTTTGGCGTACTGTTCAGGGGTAAGACCTAAACGCTTTGACAAAGTGAGCTGTGTTTGCGTGAGCCTAATTTTCTTAGGCGCTGTGCTCCGCGTAGCGGGGGCAACCACATTCGACTTTCTCTTTTGTTTACGTTCTACCTCCGGTTCATCCTCGAAATTCTCGGGGAATAACTGTCGCATACGAGTATCAATTCGCTCGTAGTATTCATCACTCTGAGGGTTTATGCCCTCTTCGTTGACAAGTTTGTTGTGCAGCCCCAAAGCATAGCTTGTCATCTCGATGTCCTGATTGAACCAAGGGTTAGCTTCTTGCCAAGCTAGGCCCTTCTCGTCAATCTGAACAGGCTCTGGAGCGGGTTCTGTTGCAACCTTAGCAGGAGTTTCATCCTCCTGTAAAGCTGGTAACTTGAAATTATTTAACCTATCGGACTTAATCTTAGCGTTCGTTAGGTTTTCTTGTGCAGCAAGGACGCCATCTGAGTCACCAGCTTCATACGCGTCTTTATACTGCTTTTTAGCGGATTCTAGTTCAGACACCGCACTTTTCTTAGCTTGCTCAAGCAGCGCTGACTGATTTTTATTTACGTTGGCTTTGAGTTTTTTATTCTCTTCCACAAGTTGTTGAGAAAGTCTTTCCAACTCTTCACGCTCTCGCTGAGCTTGTTCTTTAGCTCTGCGCTCATCGTGATAGCCCTTGCTGAAATGTTGGATACGCTTACGGACTTTTTCTGAATAGTCCTCCAACTCTTCGTCAGTAACGTCTTCGGGTGGGTCAGATGGTTTACGATTGCGATCCGCTTTGGGCGTGTCGTCAACCACTTCAATTTCAAAGCCGTCGTCATCATTATCCACTTCGTCTGCAACAACAGCTTCAGATTCTTTAGCTTTCGCTTTAGCTTTCTTACCACCTATATCCACCTCTTCCGCACTGGACGGTTCGATGTCTATGACGACATCCTCTTTTTCTTTCTCCCCATCGGGAAATTCAAATTCTACTTTCTGAAACGGCATGTTTTATCTCCTATACTGCCATGATCCCACGGGGATCAGGGATTACGGCTTCGATAGAATCGTCGTTCATCAAACGAAACTCTTTGCCATTTACCTTGAAGCGTGTGCCCGTATTCATACGAAACATCACATAATCACCCTCTTTACACCAAGGGCCTTCAGGGAACCTGTCTTTATCGCTGTAGGCGTCACTGCCCATATCAATGACAACACCCATGATTGAAGTAATGTACTCTCTGTGCATAGCTTCAGTCGTTTTTAGCAGGGTGCTACCTTGGTAGTATTCTTCTACATCTGGTAGGGCAATAAGGACACGGTATCCGACAGGTTTGGGTAGCTGTGCTTCCCATTCAGCTTCGGAGATTGCACGCTTAATTGGTTCAGCGTTTGTAGCTTCAGCTTCTAGCTTCTGCTGTAGTGCATCAGGCACTTCTAATGTCTGAGGTTTAGTCATGGTCATCTTCCATAAAGTTACGCGAGAGGTCTTCAATGTGTTGTTTGCTGGTTTCGAGACCCCGAATTAAACCAACAACTTCTCTATAGTTAGCGTAGTCTTTCGCAGACCCACTACTTAGAAAAACTTGTGCAGACGAGATTTGCTCGTCGATACGATCATTTAGCACGTCAAAGACGGTTTTTGCCATCACTCACCTCGTTTAGGCTTCTCTGTCATCATTTTCGCAAGCTCTAAATCAAGTTTGTTGTTGTCCTTGCGACGGCTTGCCGCCACACGAACACCTTCTTTTCGAGCGTCTAATTCAAGCTCCTGCTGATCCAGTTTGAGCTTCTCTGCGTCTAGCATCGCATCAACCTGATTCTTCTGGGCTTTAAGCTGCAACTCAGCCTGCTTAATCTGTGCCTCCTGCTGATCTTTTGCGGCCTTACGTTGTACTTCTTGTCCTTTAAGCTGCAACTCTGCTTGTTTCTGCTGGAACACTGGGTCTTGTTGCTGTTGCTGCGCTTGTTTCTGCGCTGCTTCCTGCTGATGACCCTGCATAACCTGTGCACCTGCCTGTGCAACCAACCGCGACAAATCCACTTCGATCTGCTCTGGTAGCTCTTCTCCGGGTGGTGGGAGCGGTGCACCCAGCTTGTCTTCGATCTGCTGACGGTACTGGAACCCAAGGTGCTCTGCGATATGCGCTTGTAACGACGACATGATCTGCTGTGCTTGTGGGTTCTGACCAATCATCTGTGCAATCGTAGGGTCTTGCATAAACGAGGTGTGTGCTGCGATATGCGCTTCGTGATCCTGATAGATAAACGCCCGCATTGGCTTGCCAACAAGTGCGTCCATGTTCTCGCTGACAGGATCGGTAGGCTTCGCATCGTCTCTTGTGGGAACAAGTTTGTCTGCGTTCTTCACACCCAACACTTCGATCATCTGTCTGTGAAGCTGTGGCAAGTCGTAAATCTGCGGAGCAGATTGAGCCATCTGTAGGACAGCCTGATACTGCACAACACGCTGTGCCATCGTAGAGGAGTTAGGATCACTGACGGGGATAACATCCACCATCGCGTAGTCCAACTGACGCGCACTGATCTCACCACGGTGAGGCTCATAGCCATACTCTTCAGGAGCATACTCAGCCATGATCTCCTTGAGCATTTTGAACTCTTGCTTCATGGCGTAATGGACGCGGGCTTGTACCGCAGCCATAGGCTTCAACGTACGTTCCAAGAGCGCAAGCGTTGTACCAACAGGCGCGTTGGCAGACATGTCCGAAATGTTCATGTCTGAAATAGCGCCTAGCCTACGTCCTTCGTTCGTTATTTGATTCAGTAAGGCGAGAAGGGTCTGGCTAGGTTCTTTGTAGGGAAGCGGCATGATGTTGTCGCGGATAGACCCGCTAGGTACATCAACGTCCTTCCACTCGCCGGGTTCAATCGGCGTATCATCGCCCTTGATACGGAGTCCACGGGACTTCAGCCCTCCCGGGAGGTTGGAGAGCGTACCAGCATCAACAAGCTGACGTATCAAGGACGTGCCTGCCCTCGCATATCCACCAATGATATGGATGAGGCCAAGCCCGTAGAAACCAAATCCCGGCACATAGACGTAATGCACGAAGTGCTGACGCTTCAAAAACAGGTCATCTTCTTCGTTCCAGTTACGACGGATAGCCAGAATCTCACCAGAACCACGCTCAATAGTAACCACATAGGGTTTGGCGATGTCCTCGTCTGAGTCGTCAACACCGTCAATTACGAGGTCTGCGTGAACTTCGTAAAGGGCAAAACGATTGTCGTCAGTCAGTGAGAACCCACCTTCTTCTGCCTTACGTTCCTCAATGTCTGAGTGGTAGGGCTGTGGCTCTCCAAGCTCTACATCTCGGTAGAAACCTGCTGCTTGTAGCTTCCGTAGCTCGTTCTTTGTTTTGCGCATTACGTGCGTTACACGCTCTGCGGTTTCAATATGACTTGCGCCATAAGGCACAATAACGTCTTCTGCTGGGATGTAGATAGCTACCTGACGCCCTGCATTGGGGTCGTAGTAAACCTTCTTGAACGCGCTCCCAGCGAGTCCTAGACTGTATAGCAGACGCTCGTGCTCCGAGCGGTACTCCACCATACGGTCAGTCAATTCATAGTTCATGTCCGCCTTGACGCGCTCAGCGGCCTCGATCTTCTCCTTAGTATCTTCGCCAAGGATTTTGACCTTCACAGGGCCAGCGGCGGGGAATGTTTCGGACATTGTTTCCGCTTGGAAACGAATAGCAGCTTCTGCCAGCACGGTAGAATAGACGCCACACGCGCCTTCCCACGGGTCTGTGCGCTCTTCATATTTGAAGCCCAGCACGTCCAGACCTTTTACAAATGTATCCGCCCACTCTTTACGACCATCTATGTCAGCCTCGATGAGGCCCGCCAGATCATCAGAAATTTCTCGCAGGTGGCTGTCGTCCAAGACTTCGGCGAGGTTCATACCAAATTCGGTAAAGTCAGAAATCTCAGGGTCAGGTATGATTGTGATCTCCATCGACCCATCACTTAGCGTAACCGCTTCAGGGTCAACAATTTCGATCTCAAGCTCCTCACCGTTCTCTTCTTCAGAGACGCCTTCAGGGGCGGAGTAGATTCCTTTTTCTATAGCCATGTTCTAACCTCTCAATAATACCCGCCGCGTCTTTGCTTAAAGTATTGCGTTTCTTCAGGTTCATCCGTGGGCAACCTAATAAAGCCCCCTTGCCTAAATCGCATAAGCGCCATCACCGTTGAGTCCACTAAGTCATCATGACTCATAAAAGGGAATCCGGCAATCTCTTCTATCACTTCTTCTGCCCATCTGGTAGGGGGTACCCACACAAGTTCTGATGCGACAATATCTGCTACCGAGTTCAAACGTGCTAACTTGTCACCTGACCCTCGATGTGGAGTGTACTCAGAAACAGGTAGCCCCATACGCCGCATCTCTTGATAGAGGGCTGTACCTGCACTTTTCTTCTCAACAATAAACGCGTCGGGGTTCCACTCGTCGTACTCTTCCATAGCGAGCTGTTTTAGCTCTGGGAACTCCATACGCTTTTTTATGCTATTAAGCAAAATGATATTGTACGCGTTTGTCTCTTCGTTGAGAAATACGCCCCATGTCGTAAGCGCTGTGTAGTCTGCGCGGTTGTGTGTCTCTGCCGCCGCATCAAGTGACATGATGATGTATTCACAATACGGTGGGGTGTCCTGATCCCACAGACCCCACCACTCACGTTTGACGATAGACGCTTCTTCTGCCGTGGGCTGCTGTTGATACTGAGCGTTCCACTGGAACGTCGGCATCGACGCTTTGGTTCGGAGTAGTGCCTCCAAATCAAAGAACTCAGGCCACAGGGGTTTCTCGACGTACTGCTTCGTCTTCTTGTTCTGGACTTCCAGTATTGCTGGAAACTCCACAACCTCATACTGATCGGCACGAGCATTCTTCGCCATGTCATTTGTCACACGGCCTGTCAAATCGTCCATGTGCCAGCGTGTCTGGATAATCGCTACGCGGCCTCCCGGCATCAAACGTGTACGAGCACCGAAGGTAAACCACTCGTATGCCTTCTCGAACACCTCAAAGTTGCCGTTAATAACGTCTTGCTCTGAGTGAGGGTCGTCAACAAGCAACAAATCAGCACCACGACCCGCCAAGGCTGAGCCAATACCACACGCATAGTATTCTCCACCGACGTTCGTGTTCCACCTACCTGCTGACTTACTATCCTGTGCTAGCATTGTGGTAGGAAATACACTTTTGTACGCATCTGTTGCAATTAAGTTACGCACCTTACGACCAAAATCTACCGCAAGGTCGGTAGTGTGGGACACCATCATGACCTTTTTGTCAGGATTACGGCCCAAAAACCACGCTGGAAAGAAGATCGAAACAAGCTGAGATTTGCCGTGACGAGGGGGTATATTCACGCAAATACGGTCTTTATCCCCGCCCTCGATGTCCATGAGCATGTCAGCAAGCATCCTATGGTGCTTACCAACTATGAAATCGGGCATCATAAGCTGACAAAACGCGATCAAATCGTTGTATGCGGCTGTGTTTTCTTTGCGGGTGGTCAGTTCCCCCGCTAATTTGTCTATTTCAGCAATTTCTTCAGGAGAAAAATGGTCAAGGTTGTTCAGCATCTGCTGAATTTCGGCGTCAGAGAAGTCTAAGGCCATATCATTCATCGGATTCTGTCCCGATTCCGAGTTCTGCATCGACATCTATCGTTTCCGCCTCCACAAACTCTGCGTCTACCACGTCTTCCTCTGGATTTACGAGCTTTGACAGCTTCGCACGCAGACTTTCACGTAATTCGTCAGTGGTTTTGTGGGTAATTGTGACTTCGGTCTTGTCTGTAAACAGCCCAACGTCCGAAATCTTACCCAAAAGCTCTAACGCACGGATACGAACACGTGGATCAGGGTTCTCAGTCTCCTCGATCAGTTTATTTGTGACCAAGTGACGTACTTGAACTGCACTTTCTACCACAGAATGACCGAATTGGGTCAATATATTGTGTGTCATCATGAGTGCAGCAGGGGGTAGCGCGGACGCACGCTTTGCCGAAACCTTTTTTGAGGTCTTTTCAGGGTTATCTGCGTAAGCCAAAGCTAGTTTCGCCGCAATTTCTTCGTCTTCACTGGTAGGTTCTACGTCTAACCCATGCTCTTTGAGCATAGAAGCAGTATTACACGCCGCTTCTGCGCGTGCACGCAAGTCCATGTACGGAATTTCGTCCGAATATGGCACACCAATATCTGGTTCGAGCACTAAAGTCATACTGTTTCCGCAGGTTATTAACCGTTCGTATCGAGTTATACACAATAATTTGTTTTTGTGCAAGGAGGTTGGGACTCCTACCGGGGGGTGTTCCTATATAGAGGGGGGTGGGG